AGAAAGCGGAATTGAATCAATGCTTACTGGTGGATTGGGTGGTGGTAGTGGTGGTTTGTTTACCAGCTTGTTTTCAGCGCTTGGCTTTAGAGCAAGCGGTGGTCCAGTAAGCATGAATCAACCTTACGTTGTGGGTGAAAATGGTCCAGAAGTCATTGTTCCTTCACAAAGTGGAACGGTAATTCCTAACAGTGCGCTTGGTGGTAGTAATACAAATTTCAATCAATCGTTCAACTTTGCTTCGGGTGTAACTAAGAGCGATTTGGCTTCAATGCTTCCTCACTTAGTCAATCAAGTACAAGCAGCCGTTGCCGAATCTGTACGTCGCGGTGGTCCTTATAGTCAAGTATTTGGAGGAGCTTAATCTTATGCCTATTACTTATCCACTTTCGTTACCAACTCAGTTTAAAAGCGCTGAGATTACGTTTAACACAACCAACTTGGTTGCGGTTTGGGAAGGACCATACGACATGAGTGAACAAACGTATGAATTCCCCGGAAAACGTATTACTGCAACGATTAAATTTCCTAAAATGAATCAAGCCAACGGCGAGGAGCTTATTGGCTGGCTTATGTCGTTACACGGTAGAGCAGGAACGTTTTATCTTAACGATACATCAAAACGTTATGCTCGAGGAATTGCATCAGGAACTCCTGTGGTAAATGGAACGCAAACCGCATTGACCACCGATCTTTACACGCGTGGATGGACTGCAAGCGTTACAGGAATCTTGCTTGCAGGAGATTGGATTCAAGTAGGCACAGGATCGTCTGTTCGTCTGCACAAAGTGCTTTCTGATGTAAACTCAGACAGTTCTGGTCATGCAACGCTTTCAGTATGGCCTAATCTTCGCACTGCATACGCAGATGGCACAACGTTAGTAACAACTAACGCGTCAGGTATTTTTAGGCTTAAAGAAGATACTTCGTGGACAATCGACAACTCGAGAATCTATACGGTCAATCCAATTACCGCAGTCGAATCAGTTAGCCTCGTTTAACTATGGCAAGACCTCTATCATCAGCAATGACGGCAGCGATCCTCGCACGAGATGTGAGGCTTGCGATTTTGTGCGATTTGATGTTTCCAAGCGCTCCGTCTTACGTTTGGGGTGGTACTGGTACATTATCGGCAAATGGCAACACTTACCTTGGCCTTGGTCCAGTTGGTGCAATTGGAAAGGTAGAAGAAAAGAGCGATGGAAAAGCCACAGGATTAAGTCTTTCGCTTTCTGGTGTTCCGCTTTCTCAAATTTCTGAAGCGGTAAACACGAATTATCAAGGTTCGCCTGTAAATCTTTGGATGGCTTGTTTTGATTCAAGCTGGAATCTGCTTAATTATCCTTATCAATTATTTGGTGGATCGATGGATGTAATGTCGATTCAAGATGGAACATCGACTGCAACAATTACAATGGCAGTTGAAAGTCGTTTAATTGAAACGCAACGACCACGCACAAGGCGTTACACTCAGGACGATCAGCAACTTGATTATCCTTCAGACACAGGGTTTCAGTTCGTCAATAATTTACAGTTAATGCAGATTTATTGGGGCAATCCTAATGGACCATCAATCAATCTTCCGGGATCAACAGGAGTAACTCAAAACGTTATTGGATCTGCGCCATGATTGTACGCTTTCCATACTGGGAATCCAAGCTTAACGCTTTTATTGAAGAAAGGCGCAACGCTCCATTTCAATGGGGTGTTAATGATTGCTGCCTATTTGCGTGTGATGCAGTTAAATCAATTTGCGGTTATGATTTTGCTGAAAGCTTACGCGGTACATATTCAACGGCTTATGGAGCAGGAAAAGTTTATTTAAAACTTAAAGTAAGAGATGTTTCAGAGCTTGGTTGGAAGTATGTTGATGAAGGTAAACTTTCAATAGTTGATATTCGTAAAGCAAACCGTGGCGATTTTTTGGTTTATGCAAATTGCAAAACTAGGTCGCTAGGAATTTCAATAGGAGAATGTGGTGCATTTGTTTCGGAAAAAGGATTGGCTTTTATTCCTAGAATCGAGTGCGTCACGGCTTTCACTTACTAATTATGCCACAAGTAATCGCACCAGTTTTTTGGGCAGTTGAGGGTTTCCTCGAGGTTGACGTTGGCCTTAGCATGGCGACGGCAGTCACAATCGCTGAAATCGGAACAATTATAGTTCCGGGGATTGCAGCAGCGTATGGCGCTTCAAAACTTTTATCGCCTAAGAAAACGCCTTTTCAAATGGTTCCGAATAACTCGCTTATTCGTAACTCAGCAGCAAATCGTTTTCTTGCATATGGAAGATCATCTGCTGGTGGTGTTGTTGTTTACATCAATCAAAGTGGTTCAAGCAATCAATACCTTGATCTTGTTTTCACTTTAGCAACGCACGAAATTGATGCGATTGAAAGCTTGGTGCTTGATAATTGGGCTTTAACATTTGACGGCACAGGCACGAATGGTGGTGGTGTTTGCACAAGCGAAACAGATATGCGAACAGGCGTTACTTCTACGCGCTATGCTGGCAAGGTATTTGCAAACTTTCATCTTGGATTACAGGGAGATGCTGCTGATTCAACATTAATTACGAATAGTGGCGGTCAATGGACATCAACTTGTACATTATCTGGCGTTGCTTATGTTTATTTACGCCTTACTTGGGATCAAAACACATTTAGCGCTGGAATACCTAACATTTATGCAATCGTTCGTGGTAAAAAGGTCTTAGATCCTAGAACTGCAACGTTTGTTACTGGATCAACAACCAGTGGATCAGCGACTGTTAGCGTTTCAAGTACTTCTGGATTATCAACTGGAATGGCTTTTAGGGGTGCAGGAATTTCTCCACTAGCAAAGATTTTATCAATAGGTACTGGTACAGTTACGCTTAATGCTAATGCAACTTTAAGTTACAGTAATCAAACGTACATTGCTGGAAATCCAGCATGGTCACAAAACGCAGCAATGTGTGTTGCTGATTTTATGATGGATCAAAATTACGGCTTTAGAGTAAACGCTGGTGATTTTGATTTAACGTATTGGACAACGGCTTGTAATGATTGCGATGTTTCAATTGGCATTTCTGGTGGTGTATCTGAAGCTCGTTACACGGTAAACGGCACAATCGACACAGGTCGCGCACCTGGGGAAACGTTAGACAATATGCTTGGTGCTATGGCTGGTTTATGTCCGTGGGTAGGTGGTAAATGGTACATGAGAGCAGGAACATACCAAACGCCAACTATTACCTTAACAGATTCAGATCTTCGTGGTGCGCCAACGCTTTCAACGAAAGTATCAAGGCGTGACACAATAAATACTGTTAAAGGAACATACTGCGAGCCAACTGCTCAATATAACGCAACTGATTTCACTCCTGTTGCCGATGCTACTTATTTAGCAGCAGATTTAAATACGCGTTACATAAACGATGTAACTTTTCCTTTTACGACAAGCCACGCAACCGCACAAAGAATTGCTAAGTCAATCTTAAGGCGCTCGAGGTATGGACAAACTGTCTTAACAATGCCTTGCAAACTTACTGCAATGCAGGCTCAAGTTGGTGACAACGTAAACATTACGCTTTCACGTTTCGGATATGTAAATCAGCCATTTGAAGTAGTTGGATTTACATTTGCGCATTATGCAGATTCCAACAATTCGCCAGCGTTAGGAATTGATCTAGTTTTAAAAGGCACAAACTCTGCGGTGTTTGATTGGGCAAATGGTGAAGATGTGGCAAACGCCAGCACAATATTAAGCAATTTACCATCACCTTATAACGTACCAACGCCAACAGGTCTTACTCTTTTAAGCGATGTTAGCACAGTAGCGGTTCAAGCAGACGGTACAATCGTACCACGTTTAAAAGTTAGCTGGACTGCTCCATCTAGCCAATACGTTACAAGCGGTGGATCTGTTGTAATTCAATACAAACGCCATGTTGATTCAAACTGGCTTGATTGGGATAAGGTTTTAGGCGCGCAAACAACAGAGTACATTACTAACATTGTTAGTGGCACGGCTTACGATGTTAGAATTAGCTTTTTAAATTCTGCTAGCTATCAAAGCGCATGGCAAGAATCTGACAATTACACCGTAAGTGGTATTGCAAACGCTCTATCTGCTCCATCATCAATCACTGCAACCGCCGGAGTTGGTCAACAAATATACGTTAAATGGACCGCATGGACAGATCCGACAGTGTCATTCTACAAGGTTTACCGTTCTACAAGCTCCAGCGATCCCTCGCCGACTTATCTAGGCTCGACACTGACCAACCTGTTCCTAGATCCCTCACCAACATACGGTATAGCGTATTATTATTACGTCTCGACAGTAAACACGAGCCTAGTGGAAGGGTCAAAGGGAGTAAGCGGAAGCGCAACGGCAACAAAATCAACGCTAGTAAACACAAGTGGACCTAGCACGCCAAGCGCACCAACGTTTGCAAGCAATTTTACCTATACCGCAACAGATGGAACTTCGCTTGCATCAATTACGTTAAACGTAGGTGCATTGCCTTCTGGTGCTATTATTCAAAGCGTAATGTATCGCACAAGCGGTACATCTCAATGGATTAGTGGACCAGAAGATAATAACACATCTGGCGTAACGATGACGGTTTCTGACCTTACAACTGGTCAATCATACGACTTTGAGGTTCGTGCTTACAATGAAAGTGGCGTTTATACCGAAAGCAGTTCACTCACACTAACTGCACCAACTAAATCCACTGCTCCATCGGGACCAGCATTAGTTGCGCTTTATACGCCATCAAGCACTTATACAGTTCCCCCAGCTTACACTGCTACACAAACGCAGCTATATGGAGCTTATTTGACATGGTCTGCTGACAGTGCAACCGATGTTATATCTTACGAAATTGGTAATTCCAGCAATACATCAACCAGTCCTTCATATGTTGCTTATACGACAAGCAATTTAGCTATTCCTGTATATACGCTTAGTTTATTCCCACTGTTCTATTGGGTTAGGTCAGTAAATCGAAGTGGTGTGCGTAGTTCATGGATTGTATGTAGTACGAACATGAACGGCGTGTGTTCGCTAACCGCAGGATCACTCAGCACTCAATCTCAATCATCGCCTTCAATGACAGGCGTTCAAATTGGTTCATTAGGAGCTAGTTCAATTAAACCAATTTATGCCTCATATTCAGATGTTGTAGCTTACACTACGACAAACGGCACAAATTACGAAGCGTTTACAGTAAATATATCAGGACGCGGATTTACATCAGCACCGACAAGTGCGGTGTTTAACATCAACGCACCAAACGTTACTTGTTTCTATAATCCTTATGTGACTGGTTCTTGGAATACATCAACCAGCGTTCACTTTGAATTGCAGGGTGTTAATGGCGCAGCGATTCCAGTCGGTACAGGTTTAATTATCAATTTTACACTTACTCAATAACATGGCTTTACAAAAATCATTCACGATTCCGGGGACTTCATACCCGATTACATATATACGAATAGATCGCGTTGACATTAGCCAACAGGCACAAGATGCGACTTTACGTCTTGGTATTTATCCAGATAAAGCAACGGCTGATTCAACTTCTGCAAATCCAATATCATTTGGAATAGCACGGTTTACTGGATCAAACTTTGATAAATACTTTAGCCGTTCAAATTTAGTTACGGCAGCAGCATCAGGAAAGACTGTTCACAGTATTGGATACGGAGCAATTAAAGATGCTTTAGCTGCTTACAAGGCAACTCCCTCAACGTTCATCGCTTTAATTCAAAACGATTTTGGAGGAATTGAGGCTTTCGATGGAGCTACGGATTGCTAATGGTCAAGCCGAAACGATTCGTTGTCGTATCAGACAACCACGGAGATATGGTGGATGAAGTTTCCGCTAATGCCTTATGGCAGTTCCTGAAAGACTGGAAACCGGAAATTAGAGTCCACGCAGGCGATGCTTTTGACTTTCGCAATCTACGCAAAAACAATTCGGAAGATGAACGTCAAGCATCGCTTGAAGATGACTGGATGATGGGAATTGATTTTATTCGAAAGTTCTTTGATGGCGGTAAATCAAATCATTTTCTTAGGGGTAATCACGACGAACGCATTTACGACTATTCACGCAATGCTAATGGTTTGATGCGCGACTACGCAAATGATGGCATTAGGCGTTTAGAATCAGTTGTAAAACGCTGCAATGCTAAGATGCTTCCATATGATGCGCGTGAGGGGGTGCTAGAACTTGGAAAGCTTAGAGTAATACATGGGTATCATGCAGGCGCAGGAGCTTGTCGCTCACACGCAAACATATACTCCAATTGCCTATTTGGTCATGTTCACTCAATTGAATCGGCATCGATTGCATCACGCGAACCAGCAGAAGCTCGTTCAATTGGTTGTTTATGCCGTCTTGATATGGAGTATGCACGCAAGCACACAGGCGTTTTAAAATGGTCAAATGGTTGGGCTTACGGACTGCTATTTGCAGATGGTACTTATCAGCTATTTCAAACTAGAAAAATCGAAAGTCGCTTTTACTATGCAAAAGAAGTTGCAACTTTCGGATAAGATCTGGGCAAAGCAATTCAGCGATATGCTGAACAAGCAAACGGTAGAGCCAGAAGGCGAAGGCTGGCTGATGTTTGATGAATTGTTTAAGAAATCACCACTTACAAAAAACCAATTGCAATTGTGGTTAGCTAAAAAAGTTAAGAGTGGAGAAATCGATAAGTTTAGAGGAAGTAAGAAAATTGAAGGTCAGCCAAAGCTAACAAGCTGCTTTTGGTATAGACCAAAAATTTAACACTTTCCCCTCGTGGCTTCATGGGGACGCTTCTGGCGGAGCGTGCTGCGAGGGGATTTAATTTGCTGCCATTCGTACAAGGGACAGTATCTCAGGGATATTTAATAGTATCACATCAGCGCAATAGCTCTGCATGATGTCTGAAGATGAGAGTTCGAGCCTCTCATGGCAGCGCCTTTAAACACCTTTAAAATACCCTGATTGAGCCTTACCCTTGACCCTTGCTGGTATATATATACCAGCAAGGGTATAAGGGTAAGGGAGTCAATATAACGCAATATATGGGTGCTTAAGAGAGATTAAGCCTTAATACATTGAAGTTTACAAAGTTCAGTGCCAATGCCACTCCCTAAAGGGAGGTGGCACTTGGCACAAACTGCAACGTGCCACGCTCGTGCCAGTGTCATGCCATGGCATAAACTTGGCACAAACTTTCATAACTGTTTGTCACTGGCGGCTTCCTGTTGTCAGAAAACCTAGTTTGTGCAAGT